CGGTTTTTTTATTACAACGGGATATCGCAAGGGCCACAGGTAATGATACCATCAGGATACAATGGATCAATTCAAAGGGTGAATGGTTCAACGTATTGTCCATAATCGTATATTTGCATATTAAACAACCAAATCAACATAAAATGAAAAAGAAGTACGCAGAAATCATTGTTTTGTCACGTGTATTGAGCCATTTTGCCGGTGAACAAAAGACAAAAGCACAAAAGAAATTGGCTAAAATAAACGAGAAATTAAAGCCATATTTGGATAAATACGAGGAACAGGCAGAGGAATACCGTTTGGACAATGCATCAGTTGATAAGGATGGAAACCTAATTTTAAAAGAAAATGGCGGTTATTCGTACACAAAAGATGGATTGAAAAAATTGACTGAAAAATCAAAGGCATTGAATTTGACTGAGGTTGATTTTGAGGCAATACAGGTTGTTAATCCGGAGGGATTAGAAGAATTTGGATTCCTAAAAGATTGGATTGAGGGTGTAGAGTTCACAAATATTGATGAGGAAATAGAATTATAAGATATGAAAACAATCGAACCGGTTTCCATTTGGGACAATGGTAAAACATTAAATGCAACCATTTTAAACGCATATGCGGTGAATGTAACGTTGGGCAATTCAGCAACGTTTTATTATTCATTGAGTGCTGAAAATGAGGATCAAACAATTGGTTCACAGGTTGCACAGGGTAATTTGTCAATGACAGGTGATGCATATGCACAATGGTCAGTTGATTCATATGCTTGGGATTGGGTTGCAGAGCAATTGAATTTGACAATCACAGGCGATTATATTCCACCTGTGCCACCACAACCAGAACCACAACCAGAAACACCAATTGATCCGGCAGTCGAATCACCGGCAGTTTAAATGGCATTAGTAAACGGCACAAATGTTGTTTTGTATGAAGGCGATGTGGCATTGGGGCATTCCAAATCAGCCACGATGTCTTTACAAATGGATATGGCCGAATTTACCAATAAGGATTCGCAAGGTTGGAAGGAAGTGTTGGCCGGTAAACGATCAGCATCCTTTACAGCGGAAGGGTTGGTGGATTATTCCGATCAGGTCAATTTTACGGACTTTGCAGAACGGATCATCACACGATCTGAGGTGCAATGGGTATTTCAAACGGCCGGGATGTTTTATTATGGATTGGGATATATCAACAACGTGGAACAGGTCAGAAATGGAAAACGTTTCAACGTATTCGGTTGATTTTACAATTTCGGGCCGGATTTATACAGATCAACGATTGATTTGGAATTTGGTGTTTACCAATTGGGAAAACTTAAATATTCAATGGCAAAATCTATAATGCATTTTGAATATATTTGCATAAAATAAGAGCATAAAAATTAAACAAAAATATGGCAACATCGGGAGTATTTAACGGCACGAACCTATTGATCAAAGTTGAAGGGACGGCCATTGCACACACAACATCGTGTTCATTGTCTATTTCACAAGACATTGCAGATGCAACAACAAAAAATTCAGGCGGATGGTCTGAGGGAATCAGCGGTTTACGTTCAGGTGAAATTTCATTTGATGGTTTAGTAAACTACGCATCGGCTGCAAATGCTGAGGAATTAGTTGATTTCGTTTTGAACCGTACAATCATCACGTGTGTATTCGGTACATCAGCAACAGGTGATGTGATTTACACAGCGGAAGGATACATTGCATCAATTGAGCAATCAGCAGAAATGGAAGCAGCGGTGACATTCTCAGGATCAATCACATTGACAGGCGCAATCGTAAAATCAACAAACGCATAATTTGTTGAATTAAAATACATCCCCTGCATCGGTAATATGGTGCAGGGGTTTAGAGTTTATCACCTAATCAAACACAAATGGAAAATCGCAAACGTGGTTATTGTCAATTGAATATTGGCGGTCAAGATCGCACACTACATTTTTCGATGAATTTTTGGGTTGCATTTGAGGATGCAAGTGGCCACAAAATATCAGAAATCGACAAAGTATTTTCATCAGGAATTTCATTGAATACAATGCGTGCATTAGTTTATGCAGGTTTATTGGCATATGATCAAGAAAATGGAAATCCAATTGATTACAACGTTTTTCAGGTAGGATCGTGGATGGAGGATATGACACCAGATTCATTGACATTGTTGGTGAATACATTAATGGAATCAAGAATTTTGGGTAATGACTTGAATGCAGGTGTGCGCAGAAATGTTGAAAAATCAACAAAAAACCCAAAGCAGATCAACCCCTAACGTGGGATCGAATGCTTGATTTTTATATCGGTCAGGCAGGTATTTCACCGGATCAGTTTTGGCGCAATACTTGGAAAGAAAATGCGTTGTTGGGGGAATCGTGGAGTGTAAATGTAAACTTGAATTGGGAAATGGCACGATTCATTTCCACCATGATTGTCAATTCGAATGCCACCAAAAAATCACAGGTGATCACACCTGATAAATTATTCCCGTTGCCACAGGATGTGTATTTGGAAAAAGGCAAACCGAAATCTACACCGGAACAATTCGAGGCATTTTTGAAACAAATTGAAAAAAGTCAATCCAAATAATGGGTTGGCTTTTTTTTTAACTTTACATCATGGCAGAAGAATTAAAAGTACGAATAACCGGTGATGCGGCCGATCTGAATGCAGCATTGTCCGATGCACAGAAATCATTGGTGTCGTTTTCAAAGCAAGCGGCAGAATTAGGCAAAACAATGTCCACATTTGTCACGGCACCATTATTGGCAGCCGGAACGGCATCTGTAATGATGGCATCTGATTTCAACGAGTCAATGAACAAAGTTGATGTGGCATTTGCATCATCTTCACAGGCGGTGAAAGATTTTGCCAAAACATCATTGACATCCTTTGGTATTGCTGAGGGTACGGCCTTGGATATGGCTGCATTGTTTGGCGATATGGCAACATCAATGGGATTGGGTGTTGGTGAGGCATCCAAATTGTCCACATCATTAGTTGGATTGGCCGGGGATTTATCATCCTTTAAAAACATAAACATTAAGGAAGCCACAACGGCCCTAAATGGAATTTTTACCGGTGAAACGGAATCATTGAAAAGGTTAGGTGTTATTATGACCGAAACCAATTTGAAAACCTATGCATTATCGCAGGGGATGACAAAGCAATATGATACGATGTCACAGGCAGAAAAAGTGATGTTGCGTTACAATTATGTGATGGCAAACACAAAGAATGCACAAGGTGATTTCGCACGAACAAACGAAGGCGCAGCCAATCAGATGCGTATGTTTGGGGAGGGTGTAAAACAATTGAGTGCGCAATTTGGACAGGTTATGTTGCCGGCAGTCACATCAATTGTCAGTTCATTAAATTCAATGATCCAAGGTTTTTCAGATTCAAGTGAAGGCACAAAAACATTTATTGTTGCATTAGCAGGAATCACGGCAGGTGTTGGGCCATTATTGTTTTTGGTCGGTACAATTGTTCCGAAAGTAATTGAAGGGTTTAATCTAATGAGTGCCGCAGCGGTTAAATTCAATTTAACCCTAAAAACAGCCGGTGGAATTGCAGGATTAGCAACATTATTGGGATTGGCGGCCGTATCTGCATATGATTACACCAAAGCGTTGAATCCTGATAATAAATTATCAGAACAAGAAAAAAAGGATGCCAATGCTATTCGGGCAAAAAACAAAGAGATATTAGCATCAATTGAATTGCTTAAAAAGCAAAAAGGGATGGCATCAGGCCCGGTGACCGGAATGAATACGGCACAGGGTATATCAACACAATCATTTGATACACAGATTGCAGCACAACAGAAATTGTTGGCACAAAACAATGCATTAATTGCAGGAATAGAAAAGAAGGCACAGGCAGATGCAAAAGCAACAGCGGAAGCAGACAAAGCCGCACAAAAAGAGCAACAAAGGGTTTCGGCATCATTAGGAACAAAAACAAAAGCGCATCAAGTAGAAAAGGACAATTTACTTGAAATGCAGTTGTTGAAATTGAAAAATGCCGCATTGGATGAAGAAATTGCCAAAAAGGAATTGAAAATGGCTAAATTTCAGGCATTTGGTGACACATCAAATGTCAAAGATTTACCAACATTTGCCGGTGATCTTGTTAAACATTTTGAGAAATTTCCGGCAATTGGTGAAAAGATCATGGGAATTACGACCAATTTAGGATCGTTAAAATCCCCATTGTCTGTGATGGATGCATCAATTGTTGCATCAACAACATTACAAAGCGCGCAGATTGATTTATTAGCGGAAAAATACAACAGCATCATGGCCATTGGTCAAATGGTTGCAGATACAACAGGGCAGGCATTCACGGCATTGGGTGATTCAGTTATCAAATCAATGGGGTTGGCATCAACAGGATTTGAAGGTTTTGCACAGGTAATGATGCAAACATTGGTAAAATTAGGATCAATGATTTTGCAACAGATTGTCATGAATCAGGCATCAGCAATGTCAAGTGCGGTGGCAGGTGCAACACAATCGGGAGCAGCAACCGGGCCGGCTGCAATCTTTACAACACCGGCATTTATTGCAACGGCAATTGGTGGTGTATTATCAGCGTTTGCAGCCATTCCAAAATTTGCCGCAGGTGGTATCGTATCAGGCCCAACAATGGGTTTGATGGGTGAATATCCGGGCGCAAAATCAAATCCTGAGGTGATTGCACCATTAAACAAATTACAGGGAATGTTAGATCAAGGCAATGGCGGAACGGCAAACGTATCCGGTGAATTTGTGTTGAGAGGTCAGGATTTGGTGGTAGCTTTACAAAGAGCAGAAAAACAACGCAATAGAATAGGATAAATATGGCATACGGTGTAAAATATCGATTAGAATTTGATGATTTAAAAGGCAACAAAAGAAAGGTTGAAATCTTTAAAAACGGATATTCAGGTGCCGTTTTACCAATGATTGGAACAGGTGAGCCGGTTGAAATCGAGTGGAAGGCCGAGGAGGATTTGTATGAACCATTGATTGGATCATTATGCACGTTGAATTTATTAGTAACGGATGACGTTACGTATGACGATTTTTATCTGTATGATGAACGTGAATACAAAGTGGTTGTGTATTTTGAGGCATCGGCCGGATCATGGCAAACATATTGGTCAGGATGGGTTGTAAACGATCTTTATTCACAGGCATTGGTATCAACACCATATTCATTGTCAATCACAGCCACAGACAATTTGGGGCAGTTAGATGGGTATGATACATGGATGCCTGCAATTGGCACGGACAATCCTACATTGTGGCAATTTATGTATAATGCATTGTCAAATTTATCATTAGGTTATGACATATACATCAGCAATGATTTAAGAATTGCAACCGATTCAGCATGGAAAAACGTGTTTAATCAGGTTACAATCAAAAAATCAGGATTTTATCATGATTATTACATCATAAACGATGCAAAAATGACATTGCGGTCAATCCTAATTGGATTTAATTGCCGTTTATTTCAATCATTTGGCCGTTGGTATATTGTTAATTGTTCATCATATGGTGATCAACGAATCATTGAAGGAATACAGGCCGGCACATACACAGGATCAGGTATTTTAACAGCAAAGCAGGCATTTTTAAATGCAGGCACAGAAAACATCAAATATTGGATTTATAACGCATCAGGGGTGGAACAATCAACCGTTACAACAAATATGTTGAAGGTTGTGCCAACCAATATGCAACCAATCGGACAAAACCTGTTTAGAACACCACGCAGACCGGTGAAAAAATATCAGGAAATTGTGGACATTTCACAACAACAGGTGGATTTGAATTTGAACGCATCGTTTGAATTTGATTACGAGAATTGGACAACAACATTAGTCACAACAGAATTTGTTAATGCGCCATTTGCAGGCCGTAGATCGTTAAAATATGTTGGCACAAGCGCATTGGGTGTTTATACGGTTAGATTAGTTAGTGCAGGTTCAGCATCGGCAATTGAGGGCAACCAATATCAGGTTTTGTTTTCGGGAAATATAGACAAAGGCGGA